CACTACCTAACCAGCTTACGCTGGCAGTGCACTCACGTTTCTGTGGGTGTCGGGGTACACCGGCGGATATGTTTTACCGCCGGCTCCCCGAATAGAGAGACCCCCTCCCTGCTAAAGGGAGGATCCGTACTGCAGAAGCTCCTCTTCATAGAAGAGCCTCTCGCAACGCGGAGTACCATTACGCACTTTCCGCAATCGACATCGGTTTTCTGTCGACTGAGGCTCGATTCCCGGTTTATCGGGATCTCGTGTGCGGTTCCAATTGGTATTATGCCAGTGAAGATAAGACCCAACAACGGGCACCTTCCGGGGACTCGACAGGCGAAGTAATTGCCTGTTAGGAGAACCAGGTGATGCGAGTATCGTATCCACCTCCAAGTCATAACCACCCCAAAGGTTCTCAGGAACATGGGCTGCTAATTGGAGCCATAAATTATACGTGGCTTGCAGCTCATATTTCCGGAAAAGACCACACGTTGCCCAGCGTCTCAGCTGGTTGGCGACGCGAATGACATCTGTCAGATGCGTGGGTCTCTTCTTGAGATAGAAAGGGGTTACATCTTCTCCGTCGTAATAATGACCTCCACAGGACTCTCGAAAGGGTCCCTCAGAGAATGATTTTGAAGTGTTGACGGTAAAACCAAATTCCGCCAACACCCAACGAACCATTTCAGCTGCCCCAGAAGGGCAGATGATGTCATCACCATAAACGGAGACAATGCCAGAGACACTCTCAAAGTAGGTTACAGCTCGAACTAAAGCATAGAAGAGTAAACTCTCCAGCTCAAATGTAAAGCCGTTCCCCATTGAAGAGAACATCTCTGTTCGGTGATATCTCTCACCAACTAACACAGAAGGAGAACGAATATCGTTTAAATATTCGAACCAATCTGCAGGAAGCAGCGCGCGTACGGCTTCGATCGTAATCGTGTCCGAAGCGGATGAAAGATCAAGCGTTGCCAGGGAACCATCAATGGATCCTTGGTAAGCAAGATTTCGATTCCGACTCTGGTCGTTAAGATCGATGCCGAAGCGAAGGAGTCGACGGCGAATATGCCGGCCGACTCCCTTCTGGAGATACATATTGACGTCAGGCTCTTTACAAGCGCATCGGTCAATATCCGTTTTCTTTGGAACGGTAAACAGGACAGCTCCCTCGACCTCGTTTAGTCGAGAGAAAGTTAATTCCTGTCGCAGCAACGGTGCTTGACGCCACAAAACGTCAATGTATTGCATCGCTGCTACCGTAGCGTCTGCCTGTTCGGCGAACTTAAAAGCCGGAAGGCTCTCAGTTCGACGACGACTCGTTGATGCTCCGCCGGAGAAGGACCCAACCACGACTTGATCGCGAAGAGGTCCTAGCACGTCGGAAATCAATTTTCGAGCCCACCTTAAAAAAGAGGAGTACGCAACCCTTGGCATAATATTGTAGCCAGGATCACGGTCCTTCAACCGTGCATTAGTGACACGATTGATTTCCTCAGTTGAGACCCATTTTGCGATTGCGGCAGAAGCCCTCGTCGCAGCTGGTGTTAATCCTTCGTCGCAGAACTTTGAAAGGTACTGTGAACGAAGGTACTCAACAGGGAAACTCTCTCCTAAGTCGACCTCCGTAAGGAGGTCAACAATAGACTGGGAGACAGATGGTTCAAGTAACGTGTTGGCGTTTAGCCATTTACGTTGCTTGACACGTTTGTACTGGGGATGCTTATGCATTCAGAATGTCCTTTTGGATCATAGTACGAGAACGAGATTAGGCTTGCGCCTGAGCTCAACGATACGATAATAGTTGCAGCTTTAAGGCTGAACAATCGCTTTAAGAAAGGAGAACCAGAATCGGCTCCCCCCTCGGATGGGCGATTACGCATCGTCTCACCAGATGTCTGAGAGTTTCACGATCATATCGTTAATCTGCGTCTGAGACGCAGACAGCGACGTGACCAAGAGACCAACAGTATCTGCCCGTTCTTGCTCCGATGAAAGAGCATCGAACGTGAAGTTGACCTCGGCATACGCGGTGCGAACAATCACGGGACTCGAAACCCCATTGATTGTCTGCGTTTGCGTAACCGGAATGACCAGCTTCACGGTCGGACGGTACTTACCGTTCGATTGACGGATACTCGCGGTGAACCGCGGGTTGCCAGCCGGGACGGACGTCTTTTCCGAGTAAACGTGCACACCATTGGCGTCATCGCCATCAGGAGTGTAAGTGTGGGCAACCGGAGTCGCCGCGCGGTCAGTGATGACCAGATTTGCACGTGCTGCCACTGTGCGTTCCTTTCTTATTTAGGATTGAACTCACCTGGTGATGAGCGTATTTTTATGCTTACCGAGGAGCATAACAGCCAAAGCGACAGCTTTATAAGGCCGGTCTCCACGGAATGGATCCTGATCGAAATAAAACCCAGGAAGGGGCCAAGTAGAAAGTGTTTCTCTACTAAACCCCTCATAGGTTCTATCCAGTATCAGAGGGCTCTCATTACAAGGGGCGTCTATTTGACGTCCCTCATATTGAAACCCTACCGTACTGACATCGTAGCGGAACGTTTCCGTCTCGCTTGTCCGTATAGAAAGGGATCCATCGACGAATAGTAAACCCGCAGGTGCTGATAAAGCATACAGCACCGGGCCAATTGGTAAAAACCAATCGACAACAAAAGACCAGGGAACTAAATCCCAGGCCAATCCCATCGGGTTTAATAAGCCCAACTGATTCATGGCACGAAGTGACTGTGTATTGGGATCAAGCTGACCCCATATAGTACACTTAACTTTTGCCATGGACTGTCCACGCTGAGACGTGATCCTCGAATAACTGAGGTTCACGGGCGACCTTGTTGAAGTCGCCTTGAGTCGAGTAGCTTTGCCCACCCCTTTAAAGAGGAGGGTTTGGCCGCTCAACGCTTTCATCGTGTTAGTTGTGTTGAACAAATCCTGCATCAATGGCTTAAGGCCATAGACGTAGGCAAGATACTCAGAAGCGGCCCTAGTAAGCGGTCCCTCGCGTTCAATATTGCGACGGGAATTGCCTAAGAAGGGACGCCATGATTTCTTACCTCTCGCGATGTTCAACGCTCCCGTTAATACAGAAGCGTAATGAGCGAACATCCGGACAGTTTGTCCTAACGTGGCAAGGTTCTCACCAAGGTTCACCTTTTGATCGGCGATCTTGTTGAGAGCCTTAGTCACGGCTTCGTTTCTTGCATCCGTAGGGATGGTGATTCCTTGAATCGGTCCAATAGAGTCCACGAGGAACCCACTTTCACGACCAGAGTCACTCACGTTCCAGTTTTGATGATGGGTGATTGCCTTGAACCAGCAGTGCGCGTTGTAAGCGCCCGCTTGTTCCGGTATCTCCGCATACTCAATCCAGTGCGTGGTAGATTTACGAAATTTCATTCCGCCGGGGAGCGTTATTACTGCTCCTTTCGCGTAGGTACTCTTGTTGGAGAATGCATAGTTCTGGGCGACGCTAACCAAACCCCCAATGGGAGCGGTTGGCGCCAACTTCGAATTCAATATGTAATCGCCAGCATTGTACCTATACTTCCGAATAGTGCTTCGGGTTATTCGCCCTTGGCCTTTCGGTGTCCGTGGAATGGCTACCATAACTCGTTCGTCCTTTGTTGACGGCGTCTTATGAGACGGTCAGGCACCAGCCTGATCATTCTAC